CTGGATGCCCCAGAATGTTTCGCCGGTAGTGTTCTTGCCGATAAGACTGGTCAGAGTCAGGCTGTCGGCGGCGCTGCTGGCTTTGCAGGCGATGATGTTGCTCAGCAGGAATGTCTGGGCACCGTTGTCGGTGTTGACGTATAGCGCAATGCTTTGGATACTGCTACCAAGTGCCGTGCCAAGGTCAACGGTGACCGGCATCCATCGGCCCGTGGCCGCTAGGTTGGGGATGCTGATGGTGTTGACGGCCGTGGCGCCCGCAGTGTCGGAGCACAAGCGTAAATCCACGGCGCCTGCCGCTCCCACCGTGCCGCTGATTTGCTGAATCCAAAATGAAACTTGTTGATAGCCGGATAGGTCGAGCGTGCTTGGCGTGGTCCAATATGCCGCCAATCCTGTCGTAAATCCTGCGCCGATTGCAATCTGATCAGATAACCTATGCTCTTTTGTTGTAGTGCTAGTGGCTGTTGCAATGTTTGTAGCATCTGCCGATGTCCATGCTGCGCCTGTTCTGAACCCAATAGATGCAATGTTTTGAGTCACTGCCGATGCAAGCTTAACCCGCGTATTATTTCGAAGTCGAACTGTGCCACCGCTAGTGTAGTTTGCATTGCCAGCAGAAGCGTCCAGCGTAAAGGTGTTAGCGCCAGTAACCGTAATTTCCCATGTCCCGATTGCAGAAGTATTACCGCCAACTAACTCGATGACAACCGTATCTCCCGTGCTGTAACCATGCGCAGTGCAGGTGATGCTGATTGGTGTGGCGTTGGTGGCGCCTGTAATGCTCTTTGTCGCCTGCAGCGCCCCTGATGTCCACGTGCCGTTGATGCCCAGACTTGTGGGCGCCGGGCTGCCCATGATGCGGATCGTGTCACCTGGAACTGTGCGAACCGCCGTGGCGCCTGTGGTGATGTTCTTCCACCGCCCGCCGATGTAATACTGACGGTCCACTGCCTGGTTGGCCAGCGCCGTGCCACCCGAGATCGCCGCAATCGTCAGCGACGTGCTCGATACCCAAGCCGTGATGTTGAACGTCAGGTAGCTGGTGCCGTTGAAAATGCTGAGGTACTGCCCAATCAGCGAGCCATTATTGGGAAACGACGCCGTGGCGCTGCTGAATGTGGTGCTGCTGATCCGCCCATCCGTACCCGATGCCAGCAGACTGAAACTGGTACCACCGTAGTTATCGTTACCATTTTCAAGATCAAGGAAAAGAGTTGCCATAATTTAGAATAATAACGAAACGGCAAGTTGAGTGATTGTACCGCTACTTGCACTAGTGATCAGCCATACAAAATTATTACTTGGTATCGTGGCATTGTTGAAGATTGTGGTACTTAATCCCGTAGTGGTATTGGTGCAAGTAATACCACCTGTCACTACCTCCGTTCCGGCAGCAGAAATGTCAGTACCATAGCGAACGGAAAATGTAATAGACGGTGTAAAACCCATTACTGTCGATCGAATTTGCGATAAAGTAATACTAGTAGTGGTAAAAAATAGTACAACATCTTCGGAGCTAGTGGGATTGATAATAGTCAATGCTTTTGGTGCTGCAGTACCAGTTACGCCAGTAGCTCCAGTGGCACCGGAAACACCAATAACACCAGTAGCGCCAGTAGCGCCGGAAACACCAACAACGCCCGTAGCGCCCGTGGCACCACTGATACCGATAACACCAGTTGCACCTGTAATACCAATAACGCCCGTGGCACCACTGACGCCAATAACGCCAGTTGCCCCAGTGGCACCAGAAATACCAATATCACCAGTTACCCCAGTGGCACCACTGACGCCAATTACGCCCGTAGCACCCGTTGCGCCAGTCGTGCCAATGATACCACTTGCACCAGTTGGGCCTTCGACACCAGTAGCACCAGTTGGGCCCTGAGGTCCAGTAGCGCCAGTCGCGCCAACGGGTCCAGTCGGACCTTGAACCCCGGTAGGACCAGTCGCACCCTGAGGGCCGACATAGCCCAGCGTGATAGCAGTCTTCCAAGAGCTAGGGGTATTTCCAGAATGAACAAAGTGAGCAGTAATATTACCAGTGCTAGTTGTTTTTGCGTATACCTTAGTGATGACTCTATCGGTAGGATCGATCACATTTGATTGTGTATTTACAATTACTTGATTGTAATAACTAGAGGCAGTAGCATTGATTTCTGGTGAAACAACATGAAATAGTTCAGTTTCAGTACTATCTATGCTACGTTTATAAACACGGAATACCAATCTAGTATCTCCGTTGTTACTGGAAACATAGCTCCAGAACCGGATTTCATATTCACCAGTAGGAATCTCCTCGACTCCGGGATCACCGGCTACTGTAGCAAATTCTTCAATTAGCACCTCACCACTGGAACTAGTAGTAACAGCACTCATATCGTCCTGGGGCGCAGAATCCGGTGAATCTGGCACCAAGCTTTCATAGCCACTAATATCAGAATCAAGCTGTGTAAAATACCAAATACGACCACTCGCGCTGATGCCAGCAACACCAGTTGCACCGGTAACACCAGTGGCACCAGTAATACCAATTGGACCACTGAGGCCGGTCGGACCAGTCGGACCAGTGGGACCACTTGGGCCTTGGATACCTGTTGCGCCAGCTACACCGGTTGCACCCGTAATACCTACTGGACCTGTGGCGCCAATAGCACCAGTAGGACCCTGGGCACCAGTTGCACCACTGACACCAATAACACCTGTAGCGCCGGTAACACCGACAACGCCCGTAGCGCCGCTTATACCGATAACACCAGTAGCTCCCGTCGCACCACTGACGCCAATAATGCCAGTCGCGCCGGATACTCCAATAACACCTGTTGCGCCAGTAGCACCAGATACGCCAACAACACCGGTAGCACCAGTCACACCGACGGGTCCAGTAGGTCCAGTTGGACCGCTGGAACCAACGACTCCAGTAGCACCGGTAACACCAGTAGGCCCACTAGGTCCAATCGGACCGCTGGGACCAATTATGCCAGTAGCTCCAGTGACACCAACGACGCCAGTAGCACCAGTGACCCCACTGGGACCAATTATTCCAGTCGCACCGGTAACACCAACGGGGCCGGTAGATCCCATGGGCCCACTAGGTCCAGTTGGACCGCTAGGGCCAACGATGCCAGTAGCTCCAGAAATACCAATAACGCCGGTTGCTCCCGTAATACCAATGACACCAGTTGCCCCACTGACTCCTATGGCACCAGTCACACCGGTAGCACCGATCGGGCCAGTGAGCCCTATAGGACCGGTTGGTCCACTGGGTCCAGTGGGCCCATCAATGCCAGTTGCACCACTGACACCAATAGCACCTGTAGCGCCGGTAACACCAACGAAGCCAGTAATACCAATGGGACCCGTCTCACCCACAGGCCCAGTAGAACCTGTAAGACCGATAACACCTGTGGCACCCTGCGGGCCCTGAGGACCCACGATTCCAACATCAACAATCTGGACGACTGGTGCAGTAGTAACTACAACAACTTGCTCGTTTCCAATTGTTTCTACGGAAACATTTACCTGTTGTTGAATTATTTCTACTATTGCATCAGGCATCAGGCATCCTCCTTGGCGGTCAGGCCTGGGTCAATGGTAACCTCACCTTCCAGCCAGTAATCGCGGTCGCCATTGTCATATACAACTTGCAGATCCCAAAATGCTGCCTTCTTAAATAATGTAGTATCTTGCCAGTCAATCTTCATCTGCAACTGGCCTTCTACCGCGTCAGTTATTGTTATATCAAAATCTGCCACTTTATTCCTGCGCTTCTCATCCCATATCTGTGCATAAACTTCATGACCACTTAAGTCAATCGGTAAGTCAATAGCACGCTTAAAGGTTGCCCTTTGATGTATTGTAATGTCGTACCTTCCTGGTTCCAACTTAATAAATCGACTAAGATAGTGTTCCTAGTTATAGATTCGTCATACGACTAAATATTATCTTCATGTAAGCATACTAAGTACCACTTGTTATAGCACGCATGGACAAAAAAAAGGGGCCTTGCGGCCCCCGGAAGCGCTGTTATAATCAGGCAAGTGCAGCGGTTGCGTCGATCTTAGCAAGGCGAGCGGCAGCCCTACCATTGATCAGAGCCAACCCACAATACCACTCAACGCGAGTCACCAGGACAGGCGAGTCGGTAGCTTCACCCAGGTCACGCACCTGAGGACCGCCATTTTGAAGGCCGGTCAGCAGATCGTTACCGAAAGCAACTACGTAAATGGATTGATCGGTCGGATCGCTATCCAGGATGGCCACGTTCTGATGATCGCGGTCCAGTTCCAGTACATTCAGGCCACCATACACCAATTGCTGATAGCCGAACTCATCACGCATGATGTCGATCTGAGTCGAGGTGCGAGCAACCTTCGTCAGAGCGCGACGAGCGGACTTGGACATCACCAGATACTTCTGGCCACCTTGGGCGTCCACAGCATCAATAGCCTCGTCCAGGGCGCCCAGGTCGAGCAGATCAGCGGTAGCAGAGTTCTCGATGTACTGACTAGAGGTGCTAGGCAGGCGATTAGCCAGACCATCGAATTCACCACCGCTGCTGTTCGAATCACCGTTGATGAACAGTGCTTCGAAAGACAGGCGCATAGCGCGGGTCTTCGATTGGATCTGATAAGCCCGAGCTTCGGGACCTTCCAGATCAACGATGGCGCGGTCAACTTTAATGTCACCACCAAACAGTTTCAGGGCTTCGCTATGCTGCTTAACAGTAGCGTAACTCTCAGTGTAGCCAGCGTTGAAATTACGGAAGCCCACGTCCCCAAGGGACTCTTCACGCTTCCAGAATAAACCATTGCCCTGCACTTCACGGAAGGGCAGATTTTGCAGCAGGGGGCCGGCAGCCAGTTCGGTGACGATTGCCAGTTCCTGAGGATTAGTAGAGTGCTTCTTAGCCTCTGCAAGGGTAAGTGCCATGGTAGTAATAAACGGATGAACAGTTGACAGGAAAGGTAAATCGCTTCAGGATGTCTCATCCATTGCGTTAGACCCTCCCCGATAGGTCATCACAACCACCTCAGGGCTGGGTACTCAAACTTATAATACCAAAAATATAACAAAGGCCAGTTAAAACTGGCCATATAATTAAAATTTAATTAATTTATTAACCAAATGCCTTTAAGAACAGTTCGTCACGACTAAGTGATCCCAAATCTTCCGTAGTCATACCATTAGAATCTGTACCACCATAACCGATGCCCGCACCCGATCCTTTATTACCTTTAAAGAAAGTACCATAGATTGGATGGGTCTTGAATTGAGACAAATAATCTTCAGGACTGATTCTTCGACCGGATTCTTTATCTAGTACAGGATCGCCAGCATTATCGACAACAGTGATACTGCCATCTTTTTCAAGTCGAAATTTACTGCCAATTTGATTTGCTAGCATATCAAAAAATGACACATTATCTGCTGAATCGGTACGGCCGCCAGCAGCAAAAAATACTTTTTCTAGAGCATAGCGTTTGCGGAATTCCTGCAGTTCACGTGTAGCTGTTTCTCGCTCTTTAATTGCTTCAGCAGCCTGGGAACCATACTTTTCTTCCAGTAAAGCAGTACGCTCCTCTACGGCAGCTTTTTCCCTGGCAGCAGTGGCTACTTCCTCTTGTAATTTGCGGAATTCCTCTGGATCTGTATCAGCAAACTTCTCCAGTAATACTGATTTTTCTTTTACTTCTTTTTCGTATACTTTACGTGCCTCACGTTCAGACTTTAATGCTTTTAATAAGTTCTGAACTTCCTCTTCGGAATAGCTGCGATTGCCAGAGATCTCGCCAACAGGCTGTTCATTGGCGGGATTCGCACTCATCTCAAGTGCTGATTGATTTTCTTCGGACATTGTTGCTAGGCATCACGCCTAAAGGGCTTAGTAGTATGCCTAACTGTTGACAATTTTTTCTAATAATTTTTTATCCGAAACTTTCTTCAGGAATGCAAAACGAGCTACAGCAGTTTGAAGCTGTGCTTGCTGTATTAATGTTTGTAAATTTAATTTTGATGTACCTGCCATTTAATTTAATAAATTTACGTTTACAGATAATCTGATATAGAGTTCCTGATTCTTGTTAAAATATTGTTAGATGTGATTACTGTTTTTCCTGACATATAATGTGCATAGATAAAACGGTTGACTTGAATTTATGATTACACTTTGTAAAAATATCTGAAATATTTATAGCGAGTTAGGAATAGTTGGAACGAGATCAGAGGCTGAGAAGCCGAGAGCAAGAAGCTGCTGGCGGCAATAGGCTGGTCTGCCCCAGTCCCAGGCAAGCAATACATGTACATTATTCACATATATCTGATCTGAAACATTTTCTGGAGTTATGGGGTAAGAGAATTTATCCAAAGAACTAAAAGAAGACGTGTCAATAGGAGTAAATTGATTCGTCAACGTTGCAGTACCAATTTTTAACTCAAAATCAAAAGAATAACTTTCAAATTTAAATTGCGAAATAACTTCCACGACCCTATTGGAAGGTATTTGCGAAAAATAGTTTTCTTTAATGTAATTATAATCCATAGTTCGCATATCGTTTTCCCAGCTATCCTCAAGTAACCGGCTACCATTTCCCAGTATATCGTAAATACCTGCTGTTGAAAGTCCCATATAGCCTTGAAAGCCAGATGTCCTGTTGTATCCCATGCCATAAGAATACGCAGCACTAATGTCATATTCAGGCTTAGCGTGGTAATATTCACCATTTTCATCTGGTTGATCACCGCTTAAATAATACTCCCACGTTAACAAATCATTCGTGCTAGTGATAGTCATGCCCGGTGAAGATGATACGACACAACTGCCGCCAGTGGCTAATGGTATTGGGGAATTGTCTATTGTTAAATTCGGAATTAATTCAATTGTTATTGTGTCAACTGTAGTTGTAGTTGTTGTCGTAGCTGTCGATTGGGCCTCTGGACCGGGAGTGGGTACACCCCATTTATAGATTTCAGACATTTTTGCAGATAGTTCGCTGGGAACCGAAATTTCTCGGACAGCACGTTCAGAAACTAAGAAACATTTTTCTAATGTGGCGCTTGAATAGTATTCATCATTAAAATGTTCAAATGTAGAAATTGTTAAAGATGAAGCTATATATTTATACCATGCCTGGCGAAGTACTGGTTGGGGATTATTTACTGTACCTGGAAAAAAGTGCTCATAGTATGCGGGACCGCTATTTAAGTCCACGAATGACATAGTGTATTTTGTCGAACCACCATAGTAATAATCATATCTGTAATGCTGTTCTGAATAATAAAGTATAAAGGTTTTTGAATCTATTGGTAATGAGTGAAAAATAGCTAAATCGTATTTGCCCGTATCGGTTTCAGAACCATATCTGAGATACTCAACAGTTGTGCCTAGTATTGTAGATATTTCAGCATCGCTAGCAAACTCGTATTCATCTATAGACCCGGGTTGATAATTACCGTTGTTGTCATAATACCCATAGAAAGTATTTTTTGCTTTTACCTCAAAACCGTCCAACCCAAACTGATTGCAGTAAGATTGGGATTGACTTCCAGAATTGGGCACATAAATAGGATAGCCGTAACCGCAACGATCAAAAGGAAAGCCAGCGGGCCAATTTCCTGGTGGATACTGAGTGTTAATCCAAGGTGGATCAAATCCATTATAAACATTAGGAGAATCGCCAAAATGTAATTGTATATCCGGATCACCAAGAATAGACGGCAAAATAACTTCAACATATTGAGTATCATCCCCAGAAGAAACTGCCATCGCGGAATCTGTATACTGATTGCCCACGTAATATTGATAAAACCTAAGAAAGCCATGGGCTACGCCATCAAGGCGAATGACCGCTGTTGGCTCATCTATTTTGGGATTCTCTAATGTCTGAACCGAATAGAACGTTTTCCCATTCGACTCCAGACCCTTCGCCTTGGCTTCTTTTTTGCGCTGAATACTGGATTTCTCTTCAATTTTTAACTGATTATCATTACCAGCTTTGGTATACCTTAGGGCTGTACGTGTATTTTTATCTTGATTTATTAAATCATTGGAATCAACTGTTATATTTATATTTAATGACATTATGCATCATCTGTAATCAGTGTTATCTGATATGTCTGGGTCTGACCACTCGCTAATGCAATATTTGGATCTTCTGTGACAATTGCATATGGATAGTCACAGCCAGAAACATAGATAACTACAGTATTATAGCTGTAGCCGGCACCTGATGCCGTAAATTGCGCCGATATCTGAGGTAGCCTATATTGATACGTAGTATTGCTGTAACTACCAGCACTAATAGTTGGCGAAGTCCAACGGGTATACCCATTTCCGGAAATTTCTATGGTCTCCCAATCTGTGACCAAATCTTCTGCAGTGTAAGCTTCAGCACCAAGTAAACAAAGCATTACAGTTATCGTCTCGCCTTCATAAGCCAATGCAGCTACACGCGCAAGTTCGGCTTGACTAAGCACTAAAGTTGCCATTATACTAAGCTACAGTAAACGTAAATATACCGTTATTATCCCAGATAATCTGGAAAATACCACCATCTGTAACTGTTTGAGTACCACCAAAATCAATAAATAACATTGGCGGAGAGTTAGCATCTGTTGAATTGTAAACGATACCATAAGCTGCTGCCAGACTACCCCCTGCCGGTACTGTCCAGGAAGCATCATTGGCGTCAAACTTTGCATCGTTAGTAGTAACTTGCGTAATCGCAACACCTGCTAATGTCAGTCCACCGGTTGTATACCCGTTTCCAGATGCAACTTCTGTTTTCGTGATACCGGCTAAAGTAGTTGCAGATGCTAAAAATGTCGCACTTGTATACAAGGCGACCTTATATACATCTGCAGCAATATTGGCACCAGAAGCAAAACGTTGTGCATTATGATCAAACTGCGATACGGTGACTGCCATGTTATGTGGCTAATTCGAATCTAGTATGCCAATATCAAGAAATGTCCAATAAATTTAAAATTTAAAATACATAAATATCAGATAGAATATAGCACTAACGTGAATAGCTTCAGATAACTTCATGGATAAAAAGAATCGTAGACATAAAATTAGCAAAAATTGAGTTCATGAAATTAACAGTGAATAACTTACTCTTGTGGATATTGCTTGTTGTATTGCAATAATTGCAAAGCCAGTTACTGTGTAACTACAGAGATTGATGGCAATAATCATAACAATATACTACCGCACCCAAACTACTGATACAGCTCATTACGCATTAGGAAATGCACTGGTAGGAGGTGTAAAGTTTGCGACATAACGAGCTAATTTACAAATTCTGAGTTCATCAATATAACCAAAGAAACCACTGATATTACCGTCTCCATTTATACCAATTGCAGTAACCTGCGTACCTGTGCAATTGGCAGAATCAGTAGCAGTTGTACTGGCCTGTACGCCATCAACAAATAACCTAAGGGAAGTGCCAGACCTACAGGCCGCAACATGATACCATGTATTGACCTGAAGTGTCACGGGAGTAGTTTTGGTCGTAGTCAAGCTGAAAGTTCCATTGCTTCCAGTGGAAAATGAAATTGAAGTAGCGCTAAGTATGCTAAATAACCAGCAACGTTGTGTTGATCCCCACTTTCCGGCTATTACATTAGCAGTAGCAAAAGAAGAGACATTTATCCATGCCTCGACTGTGAAATCAGCGGAAAGATCAGTTGCTGTGGTATTAGCGATACTCAGATAATCACCGGTTCCATCGAAAAAGCCACTTGCGCCGCCAAATTTACTCTGAGTAGAACTAATTACAGCATTACCATTTGCTGTAACTGATAACAGATTTTGACTACTATCAGTAAATGTTGTACTTCCGTTAGTGCCATCCATATGCAATAATAAACTATTTGTACTGCCGAGACTAAAGAGAGGAGGTAATCCATCAATAGTGGTATTAGTCGCAACTGGATTAGCGTAAATTCCAACAAATCTTCCGACAGTTGGTACTATAGAATTAATAGCAGTATCGGCAGCAGAAGGTCTAAATATATTTCCCGTAGGTATAGTTATTAAATTCGAAATTATTGTAATATCGGCAGCCGGAACCCTTAAACCAACAGCTTCTTGCGCTGTCGGCGCATAAGCTGTTATTGAGCAATCCGCAGTAGTTGGTGAGACATATATACCAACCTCTCTGCCAATAATTGGAACAATTGCGTCTATAACCGAATCAGTAGCAGGTGTACGCATATCGAAACTTATTTCAAAACGAGGAGCTAGTGCATTAACTTGAATATCGATAATATTCGTAACCGGAAAACCTTTTGTCTTAATTATTTCCACTGCAATCAGCACCGTCGAATCCAGTTGTGTTACTAGATCTAATGAATAAGAAACATTGTTCAATTCGGCGGACACTTTCAAGATACCGTTAAGTATAACTGTTTCATTCCACACAGGAATCGTACCATCAACAGTTATTTGACCATTAACTTCAGGTGGAGTTGAAGGTAAAGTAGTAATCCCTGGAGCAACTGGAAACCAAAATGCACCAGTTGTGCCACCTGAACTACCGATAGCACCCCAAAATAAAGCATCTGTACTAGCAATGACTCCATCACTTGATAATTGCCAGTTTGTTCCATTGATTCTATATAATGCACTAAGTCCATTCGCTTGTACAATCACAGGAGAGAATGGAGCTGATGGCATCAATTCTGGCGTTAATTGTAAATTCATTCCATTGCGATTACCAAGAAGTAATTTATTTTGAATGCGGCCATATGTCGCAGCTTTTTGAGGTGCATCACTAGGAATAGATCCATATGTAACAGGATTAGTTAAATGTTTAATAAATTTATCATCTGGTGCGTATGGTAATGAAAACTCAATCCTTCTTTGGGCTGTTGCACTGCCAAGCGCTAATTCTAATTCGGAAGTGCTGTCAGTACGGTATCCATTGTTAGGATCGCCACCACTAGCATTATTACCATTAATTAAATTAACGGGACTCGGCCTACTTTGCAATCCAAATGCCCGACCTTTTGCAGTCTTACTTTCAGTTCCAATATATATAAGACTCGCTCCATGTTCTAGAATTGATAAGGCCAGATCGGTAAAGAAAACAGTACTACCTTTATTTGTATATAATGCTGATGAAATGCCTTGCTGTCCTTGCTGTGTATACATAAAACAGCTATAGCTTTCTGATCTATTTTTTGTTATTACATCATAACCTTCTGTATTTGTTGTTTCCGGATATACGTACACTAGGCTTGTAGTAACCCTAGAAAAATCTTCAGAGCGATATGAAAAATCTACGTTTTCCTGGCCAGCCCATTCATAGATCTGTGTTGATCCCATCAACTTCAACATTGGTTCCGTTACTCGCGTTACTTGCACGGCTATCTGTTCATATATGGCAGGATCAGGTTCTACTCCACCGTTCTGTGCTTTTGTGAGTGAGTAAGGATAAACATAATCAAAAAGCTCTGTTGTTGTAATTGTAAAAACTTTACTCCCGGTTGGGGGCGAGGTAGCGCCGCCGTAAGCTCCAGCGCGATGTTGCACGTAGCTTGGAGCTATAACTGCCGCAATTGTATAGTCTACTGTATAACGTTTCTTTACACGGTTCAAATCATCGTATTCAGTTGTTGTAATAGTGGTTGGCGTGTAATTGTATTGATAATACTGAGGTATTGGATAAGGAAATGGATTGCGATCGTAAAATGGATTGTCTACAAAAACAGCTTGAGGCAGACCGTATGTTATTTCTTCTTCCCATAGGGTTTGCGCTGTATTGGCCTGATTATCAGTTTGCGCTGTATTGGACTGATTATCAGGCTGAGTTAATTTAAGCGTACTATAGCTAACAGTTACAGCCTCTCCAGGTAAATCGCCAGTACCAATACTGCCAAGATCGATAATATTTGAGCTATTTATAACAGGTCCAGTACCTCCATTTTGATTTAACGAAAAAATTTGCAATATTTCATTGCCATCAAGATATCCACAATAACTTTCGCTGACCAGTAAATTACTTAATACCTCAACATAGCCAGAACTAAAGTCAAATGAGGCAATGCTAAATGCGTTTGTAAGTGGATTATTGTTAGCTGTTATTCCTAATTCGGTCAAACATTTATTCATCGCACTGGATGCATATATTGGTATCGTAATGATTCTAGCGTCAGCAGTGGTAAATCCTGTATTCAGTGGATCGTCGAATGCGGTCCAATCAATTGATTCTTTCAAATCAGAAAGATATGTCAATTTACAACCCAGCTCAACTTTTGTTATGCGCCTATATGGATCAGCAAAGCTGCTCAGAACACGTAATTTCCTTGGTATGGAATATGTATTACCATCTTTTGTATATAAAAACGTAACAACAGTTCCGATGGCTGGAGTAACTATGCCACTTAATTCAACACTGCCACTTGTTTTTATCAGCCCACTTCCTTGAATGTAATCATCACTAACGCTACCAGTTATCAGCGTCCCTAAACTACAGGTTACATTAGCCCGTAAATCGATACTCATGATATAATAGTACCTTGACTTTCAGTAGTATGAAGCATATAATCAGTCATAATACATACCCCAACTGTATGGAAACTGTATATTCAACTGTTTTAACACCACCTACTATTTTATTTGCTGCTGTTGCACTGGGGGCGCTTATTGGGAAGTAACTACCAGCCAAGGGCACAGCAGAAATCTCGGTTTCATACCATGACCTGATATTGTTCCAACCAGTTAAGTCAGTCGTACCCTCGACATCCTTTACATTATATGGTGTTAAATTACCTGTTATATAATGCACACCAGTTGCTGTGAATTCCATATTTGGATTAGTTTGATATGAGTCTACAGGTTTAAGTAACGTAAGGACAGTGGTGCCCAGCGTAATAGTACCCAGATCTACAATATCTTCACTTGTTGTGGTTTGCTGTTCTTTCTGTACTAAGATAACCGCAAGTTGTTGATTGGCATCAACTAATTCAATGCTGACTGATATGTATGCGCCACTCTGAGTGCCCTGTGGTGCTGTTACAAACCAACAGGCTATATTCGTCCATGACTGACCGCCGGGACCTGTACCACTAAAATTAACGGTAGTTCCGACCACCCCAGATGTTTCAGTGGGAGTATCTGTTATCCTGGTGTCACGCCATGAATCATAGACATCTAGTAAATCTAACCACTCAGATGGCAATAAAAGACCATTCAATGCCCATTTTCTTGCTGTGAATCCAGAGATAGTATCACTTTCTTGATAGCCAAATGGTTGAGCCGTTAAGTTAGGAAAAGAGAAAGAACCAACTGTAACGGTCATCAGATTATCCTGTTAATCGCATCTAGATAGGCTGTATTACCAGTATTCCGTACATTGACTCCAATGTTCCAGTTTTTATCAGCTAATTTATTAATTGCTCTAGATAATTTTTCAATCTGACCAGCTTGATGTGCTTGTATCCTAGCGGTTTCGCCATTGGTCCTGGAAGTAACAGCAGAATGAGCAGATAGATAAGATCCCAATGCTGTCACCAGTGAAACAGTACTACCTTGACGAGTATAATTACCAGATACATCAACTTTCGATGCACTATTACCTTTCATCTGCTTCCAGATATGAGCAGGAATCACCGTACCTGACGATGGAGGCCGCCAGGAGGCATTCTTAGGCCTGTTAATGGCACTGACCCTACCAGCACTACTAAGGAAGCCTTCCTGGCCCAATTCGTTAACAGTATAGGCCTGGCCGGCACTAACGGGGCCACCAGTAAACCTAGGAGGATTGCCAGAGTAAACAACTTTAATCGAGATTTCCTTAGGTAAATCATTTAAGGTATTAGATATTAACTGGGCTTGATCAGAAGCATACTTCAAGTTATCACCAATTTGGGAGGAATTCAGTACTGGCATACTCAAATCGAGTCCGGCCAGTGCACCCGCTCCTGCCTGTAGCTTGGCGAATGCCTTGTCCAGGTTAACGATTGCTGCTTGCGCTTCGGAAATTGTATTTGTTAATTTTTCGGCCTCCTTCCTGGTTGCAAGAAAATCTGCCATTTGCTGTAATTGTTGATCAGGTGTTCCAGCGAAGTTAACCTTAATACCATGCTCATTCACATATCTCTCAGTCTCTGAAATAATTTTTTGTGCATTTGCCTTTATCTCTTCGGAGGTAAAGAATTGTGGCTTGCTTAAAACTAGATTGCTGTATGCACTTTGGGCAGAATCTAGCGATTCTTTCGCTGATCTGGCAGCCTCAGCTATACTGGCCGCACCACTAGTTAAACTTTCTTTGAATTTAAGGCCAGCTTGATTTAGCATCTCATTGGCTATGCCTTGACTGACCAGCCCAGACGCACGCATTTGTTCCACATTTCCTATTGTCTGCGCATAATCTAATGCCGCATTCTTGATTTGAGTATTTGCTTGATTAGCAATTGTAAGCGATTCACGTAATGGACCCGGATTAAGATTAATTTTTATTTCATTATCCTTAATTGTGTTTTGCAGACTTGCGTTTTCTTTTTGTATTTCTAATTTTGTTTTGGCAACATAGCTGGCAAGGTCGGCCAGTCCAGCCTTAAATGTCTTAATTTGTTCAAATTGTGGTGTTCCAATAACGACAGTCCCAGACAACTGCTCATAGGCACTGATTAGACGATTAATATTATTTTGAGTAGAAGAAAGTTGACCGGTCTGCAGGCCGGTTGTCGTAACAGCGATTTCAATGTTGGCTTTTCGACCATTCAGTTGATCTGATTTCTCTCTTGCTTGAGTTAATTCAGCAATGACAGTAGGCAGTTCAGGTGAGCTGATATCAAGTAATATCGAACGCTCTTCCAGGGATTTGACGATATTATCAATATTTTTTAGGCTATTTTCAATTTCGCCATTGCCGAGCCCTTTTCTGATACCTTCAATATAACCTTTCAATTCACTACTTTGCGCACGTTGATCAACACCTTCAAGTTGAACTTTTAATAAACCAGCCTTCTTGGCTGTTGCATCAAATTCAGCGCCAAGCTGTTTGGGATCAAGTTCTTGTAAACTGTCTTTTGCATTTTTGTACTTTTCAGATAAATTGGTAGCACTATTGCCATTAAGGATCATTTCATTGGTCAATCTTGGATAGGCAGCTTTTAATTCATTCAACTGTTTCATCAAAGTTTTTTGTTGCACAGTTAGTTCTCTTCGTGTTTGAATAAGTTGATTTTCTTTTTCATTTCCTTGCTCTAATTGTTTTATTGCCTGCTCTCTAGATTTTTGTTCGGATGATTGAGACATGCCGAGAAAATCTTCGCCCATTGATCTGTAGCCACCAGGTTTCGATAATTCTGCCTTCAGTTTTGCATTTGCAGCCTTTTGTTCATTAAGACTTGCTGTTATTCCTTTAATTTTATCGGAAGTTTTATTGACTGATTCATTATATAATTTATATTGTTTTACAGCATTTCCAATTGCTATACTTTGCTGCGCAAATCCATCTTCAGATGTAATTTTCCCGGATTTTACGTCTTTAGCAGCTTCACTGTAAGCCTTTCCTAAATTATTTTTCAAAGCATTGCCAAGCTTAACAGTAGCTTGGAATTGTTGCTCCAGGGAGTCACGGAATCCTTTTCCTTTTTCTTTTATTTCGGTAAGACTTGCATTGGCCGCAAAAAGACCAACAGTAAATCCAGCGAGGCCACCAATGGCAGCTCCTATAGGGCCACCTAGGAATACGAATCCAAGGGCTGCACCAGCGAGAGCAAGTGCCATGACATTCACTTCTTTTGTAGTCTCCTTGAATGTTCCGGTTGCTTCGTCAAATTGCCTGCTTTTGCCACCACCAAATAATCCAGTAAGAGCATCAGTAGCAGATTTAATGGCACCACCAAGGCCAATTAATATTTGATCTGTTCCAGATAAATTAGATTTAAAATCAATAGTATTCTGACTTGCACTGTTAACGGCATTGCCATAGCTATTTGTTAAATCATTTAATTCTTTTGTAGAAGCATTCAGCGAATCAACAAATCCTTTATTTTTTTCTACTTCTTTTGCTGATATCTCATTTGCTTTAGCGAATGCCTGCATTCCAATAGCAAACACAGCGGTAATTGCCAGTTGGCTAGCAATTTCCTTAAAAGAACTTATCAGTCCTTTGGTGACATCAATAATACCACGACCAAATCCAATTATACCTGTGCCAAGACTACCTATGACCTTCTGGAGGCCACGACCCTCAACTGCACCTTTTCTCAGCCATGTCTCCAGTCCACGGAAACCCTTACCTGATTTTGCTCCTTCAGCTAAAACACCTTCAAGAGCTATGCCTTTGTTTCTGAAAGCATCTACTGCTGCCGTACCACGCTGAATTTCACCAGTCAAATCAGCTTGACGTGCATTCACCTGTTCTATTTCTAGTTTCAGTTGTCGATATCGATCACTACCGATTGCAGCACCTCCATTGCTTAATTCATCTGATAATTTTCTGGATTGCTGTGTTAAGGCATCCTGTTCATTTTTAAAGCCATTTAAGCTGGCAACTGCATCGTCATACGCAAACGTATTAACTTTAATTGCCGTACCTAACTTCTTAAGCTGTTGTTCAGATAATTTCTGCCCTTCCGATAAAGTGCCAGTCACATCCGCCAAATCCAGTTCAGACTTGGTCAATGCTAAATAACTGTTACTTAACTGGAATGCTTTCTGTTTTTCGGATTCCAGGGCCTTATCCAATTGCTCAAACTTAGTCCTGGCTTCATCTGCACCAGGTAAGTATGATATTCCTTTAAATGCATCTAGACTACTCTTTGCAGCATCTCTTTGTTGTTGCAATTTTTTTATTTGAGATTCAATCGCTGGTAGCGTTGAATTAGAAGCAGCAGTTACGTTTGCATATGCTGTGACTGCTTTGCTTTGATATGAATCAAACAATGCACCTAATTCATCGATTTGTTGGGTTGGAATAGAAAGCTGAGGTTTGATCGGTACCCCAGTAATTGAAGAGATTTGCTTATACGTGCCATTGATTTCTTTCTTTAATTGATTTAAAGTACTTTCAGCGGACGTAATATCTATCTTTGATGCATCTGGATTTACTTTTAATGAACGAAATTCCGATGCTGCATTTGAATACCTTTGCGTTAACTCGCCCAATTTCACTTGCAAAGTATCTAAACGCTTACGCTGCTTGCCAGTGAGTGTCTCTAATATGCCATCTGATTTAATTGCTTCTGCTGTTTGCTTGGTATAAGCTGCTGCAACGCCACTTGTTAGTGGTTTTGTTAGTTCCTCTCTTAATTTACGTTGTGCAACCAACGCAACTTCTGAATCCTTAGTATTAAATACAGTACCACTTACCGCCCCGCCGCCACTATTTTTTACTAGGTTAGAAGACTTGGCAAGATTTACTAACGCCTGACTGAGGCCACCAACGGATTGAATTGTTTTTTGTACGGGATTCAGAAATTTGGCGACAACCGCAATGGCAACTATCTCAAGAACACCCGGAATTTTAGCAAATACATTGACAAATTGAAGGACAAATCCAGTTACCCTTGTACTAAGTTCAACTAATGACAAGAACCCAGTCGTCAAATTGACAATTGCCCTACCCGCCGCCTCAAAGAATGTAACGATTTCTTTTACTGCACTTAATTTTGAAATCCGAGTAACAAAATCAGTTACAACTGCTTGTAATTCTAAGAATACAGTAATGACTGGCCTGCTGACATTTGCCAGACGTTCTAAGCTCAATTGATTTAAATTTTCAAATTGAGTTCTGACCTGATTTAATGTTGCATCGCCCCTGCGGAAACCATCAACAGCAGATGCCGCAGAATCGCCTAATTTACCAAATAATACATCAGATTTAGTGATTAATGGAATAACAACTCTCAGTACATCAGCAGTTATATTGCCACTTTTTACTAACCGTTCAAGTGACTTTACCGTACCATCCTTGATCTCGGAACTCAGTGCACCAAGTTGACCACGTGCCTTAAATAATGCCTGCGCAAAATCAGTCTTGAATGCAGGATCAGCCTCAGAAATTTGTTGTGTTAATTCTTCAGCTTGTAATTTTCCCTTAGCGAATGCCTGGATGACACCATTCATTACGCGCCTTGATTTGTCAGCACTCAGACCAAATGCAACAAATCGACTGGAAAGTGACTCTGTAATTTTGGAAACATCCTCAATATTACCGCCAGTATTTAAAATAACAGGTGATAATTGCTGAAAACCTTCGCGAACAGTCTTGATATTAACACCCAGACCAAGTGCAATATTAGTCGCATTGCCAAATGCGGTTGCAGCAATACCAGCGCCAGCTCCAATTGCTTTAAATGATAGGCCAAATGCATCTAAGTCTGCAAGTGCATTGATAGCATTTTTGATTGGGCTAGTCAGTGCGGCAACTGCAATATTAACACTCTGAAAAATACCAACAATTTCTTGTAATTTATCACCGATTGAAATAAATCTGGCGAAACCATCAGCCAAAGATCCGCCTAAACCCCTGTTCGCAGATTCAACCAGCCTCAGAGATTGAGTAAGCTGTTTTACCCTGGCATCGGCCTCAACCCATTGACTACTGATTTGAGCGCCTGAAATGCTCTTTCTGTTTATTTCATCTAATGCTACACCGTATTTTGCAATTGAATCTCGCAGTTGCGAAGCTTGATTGATTTGCTGCCTTATACTGGTTACGCTAAGGGGCTGGACTTTATTTGCCTGCAGTAAAGCATTTTTTAATTTATCAGCTTCAGATCTAACGGTAATCAATTCGCTCTTTAATTCCTTGACGCCGTTATCGCCACGTACAGTCCTGATTACTAGTTTTTGTTCAACAGAACCCCCAAGGGCACGTTCTAATTTATTGCCAGCCTTTTCAGATCCACTCGCAAATTCCTGCAGCAATGTAGCAATCTCGCGCCCAGCCTGTTGGGTATCAAAGTTAACTGTAAAATTCAGATCTCCACTACCCTTGGCCATCTAGTCAATAACGGATTCCTAGGACTAGATTTCCGAATACTGATAATAAAAAGGGGGCTCTTAGCCCCCATTGTATTCTATTGGCTATTGATGCTCAGTTGGCATCAATGTCAATCACATACGGGCCATAACCCTCCAGGGTTGCTTCCCAGGACACGATAGAACCGGCCTCAATGGACTCGGTGTAGCCACTGAGGGTGCCATAGCCGTAGATCGCTTCAGTGGTCCCCGTGGGGCCTACACGGCCGAATTTCACGCGCAGAGCATCCTTCACAGTATTCTGCTCAGTAAGACGCAGAATCTGATAGCCAGCGTCCTTGAAGTCAGCCACGCCAGCCAATGATACACTCCAGGTCTTGGAAGTAGGCAGGGTTAAGTTGAAGCCACCTGTATCAGAGTCATAGGTAACCACTTCCTCGGAGTTGGTACCAGTCTCCAGGGATGCGTTGGTCAGGCCATACAACTTCACAGGAGCGTCGGCGCCATCCATACCGAATGCAGCAGCCTCAACGGTGAAAATACCACCGGTATAGCTGACAGTATCGCCAGGAGCGACAATAGCGGTCGTGTCAATGAAATTGCCGGCGCCAGCACCAACAGCACCAGTAATGCCAGTGAAGGCAACGTCAACGTTAGCGGCAGCCATCGGGATGATAAAAACATCATAACCGAAGGCAGTTGAAATGTTTGCCATATTTGAGCTAGGTAGGGTTTCCTAGTGCGAGACGACAAGGATTATCAGCAGGTACCTACCTGCCTATTACTAGGATTCCAAATAAATATTTCATACAAGTTGATAGTCTGCCAATACTTAGATTAGTATTTGTGCATTATTCGGAATTTCCATGATATTTTGTACCAATAAATGCTCATTATTACTGTTACTGACAGTCTGTATTAATCTGGCACCTGCAAATATTTGCATCATACGTTTGCCAGCATTATTTAAAGTGATACCATCAGCCGGATCCCACAAAATTAAAAATACACTATAGGTTGAAGAAATATCAGGTGCATCAGTCAAATAATCAATTCTCGACAAATTAGCCGCATCGTGAATGATAACCTCAAGGCCGCTAATACCAGAAGTTCCAGTTAATGGCTTCCCAGGTGTTATAATACTGAGCGCATCGCTAGTAGATTCATTGTTGAATATATATTGACCAACATATGACATAAACTCAGTGTCATCCGATAATTCATTGTAAATATCAAGCGGTGATTCTACTCTGGATTGTGACACCTTGAAAATATGTAAATATCACTAGGATTCCCTGAAATAATGCAATTTATGTCAGCATTTCAGGAAATATAATACTGTAATCGCTAATATCAGGATGGCAAGCAATTATTATCTCTCGCCGTCCTGGGCTCCTAAAATATTAGACGAATAATCGTGCAAAATACCCCGAAGGCAGGCATCACCAGTCAGGAGGCCTGATGCATCGTCGTATCTACGATTATTTGTACAATATGGAAGCCCTGACGCATAAAGAAGCGAAACGAAAATGGAGACAGTCAATTAAAGATACTTGGGGGAATTGTTGCGCCTATTGCGGAAAGCCGCCTATCGATGACTCCAGTTTGACACTGGATCACGTCAAAGCAAGATGCAAAGGAGGCGAAGACCTGACAGATAACATAGTTCCAGCCGATAAATCATGCAATTTAGATAAGGGCTCACAAGAATGGCGGTCATGGTTCCGTCAACAATCGTTCTATCAACAGTGGAAAGAATGTCGCATCGACCATTGGTTGGAAACAGGTCAAGTCATTACTGAACAACAGGTAAAAGATATATATATTTTATAATTTTTTAATCTTTTTAATAGAAAATGCATAATTTCTTAATATTTCATACGATATCCAGTATACAATTCTCCACTGCAGCTACCTTACCATTAATATGAGGCATTCTTATGTTAATGCAATCAGTAATTACATGTCCATTGCGATCAATTTGATCGAAATGTAAAATACGATGTGATGCTGCTTCCATCGCAATCAATAAACCACGACATGCACCAGATGCATCAGTAGGTGCCAGTATTATTGCCGTATCACACACATAAGCTAGAATCTCGGCTGCTGATGATTCATCCGCATTCTTTATTAATTCTTTATAAATAAATAAACCCCACCTTGGAAACATCCCCAACTCAATTAAACGAATAGCACTTGCCGCATACCTAGCATCAATGGTATCTTGCTCAGCTTGAATCGGATAACAATAAAAATCAGATGTTGTATATGGTTTCTTTTGTTTCTTACGGTCCCTGTTAATCTCAGCTTGCTGACATGCTAAGACCGCAATTGGTATCTCATTCTCATGTAATTCCTGGTGTCGTAATTTATTTATTGATATTATCGCATCCATAATATATGGATACGGTAATTCCCAATATCTGTCATACGTAAACTCCATGTCACCAGGAAATTCACGTTTTAATTGCCAATAATATTTATCAAATGGTATCAGGTTGGCGCCGTCACGCGCCTGGAGCGCTTTTTTTCAATAGCAACAACATCAACAGTATCCACTGCCCCCGTCTGCTCTGTTGACTCCGTATCCTTCGTTGTCTGCTCAAATTTCTCAATACTACGCTTCTCCTCGTCTCGATATAATTCAGCTAAACCACTGATGATATCAGGATGTAACTCCATTACATCATTTACATCAAGCTCTGGATTTACGCGATAACGTAATAAACATAATGCAGTAATTAATTGCTCCTTTGCTTGCATCATACTCAGACTATTCAATAACTCAGTGAAATCCGTGAAATATTGTATCTCAATTTGCTTCAATCGCTCATCACGTTCTAAACTGCCGCTGATGATTTTTATAACATCTTGATATGCAGATTCTAATGATATGTTATTATCAGAACTGATCTGTCGCGCTAATGCAATGATACGTATTGTTCCATCATCACTCGCAATCGCTTGTTGTACAAATGATTTCTCACCACTACTCAGATAACCACGACGCTCAATCTTAATATATCCAGCCTCCTGAGAACCAATATGTTCCATGATTGGTTGCCGCCTTGGTTGGACAACAAACGGCAGCTTACTGAGATCCATGTCGCTTCATTAAGACCGCATCAAGTATTCCGATAATTATAAAATATAAAATATTCAAATTATTACACCGAAAATTCTTTTAATATCCTGAGGATAATATCCGAATATACTACCGATAACTCGAAATTATTAAATCCACCATCCAATACCGTCTGTACCCATGGTCGCCCTGGAATATAAACTAAACGTGCATCTTGATTGCCATATGGTTTTATATATCCACCATAATGTATTAATGATGCATACGGTACATCATAACTGATCCGTAAACCATCAGATGTTAAATCGATACTTTGTGATCTTAATAAATCACCACTGCTGATAATATCACCAATCCCATTACGAAGACGCCATACATTAGCACTGATTGCTTGTTGTAATATCTTATCTAGTGCTGGAATTGATAGCCCTGGTGTCTTATTTAACTGAAGCTTTAATTTATTTACAATACTAGTGGTACTATCTGTGGTCGTAACTGATACACGAATATTTGGTCTGATGTTTCTTCGTAATTCATAAAATATACCTGAATCCATTATCCCCATGTAATCATTATAAAAATCATCAAATGTTTTATTTGCCATTATTATCTTATTTTATATACCCTTATTTATTGCTGATATCGTAATCGGTATACCACCTAACTCATTATATAATATATTGTCAATTCCATCAGAACCATATACTCCCCCCAGTATCTGAATATAACTATCGTTGATTATTTGATGGCCATGTCGTAAATTAATTGACCTGAAACCCGGGGCCGTCATGAAATACGGTATATCCGTAATCTGAATCCATCCTAAATTTTTCTCGTTTGATCCGTTTATATTTAATTCGAAATTATCCGTAATCTGACTGTAACGTAATGCATACCCTCGATATAAAAATGCTTGCACATCAATCCCATACCCTGGATATTTACTTGAACCACTAGATCCGAATTCACCTAGACCCGTGTCCGTATTGCCTGATTGAATCCTTCGTAAATAACACTGTACTAAAAATTGCCTGGAATTATTACTGCTGTATCTGCCATCTATAATTGATGGTACCCCTGAATCATACCCTATGATGAAACTGGAATTGATATACGTCGCTAATGGTGATGTCATCCTAATGATTTCCTGGGTTGTCCTGTGGGTTGTCCTGTGGTGATGATGGTCGACAAAAACGACATGAATTGATCCCGTTCGTAATATATTTCGAATACTGCGTGTTTATTGGTCGCTTGAATCCACATCCATTACACATTACTAAATCAATGCTCGATTCATTGATTACTTCTAATAATTCGTTGATGCCTGTTGGTAATTCTGGATGCATTATTAGATTACTAGATTATCAGTGCCTTAGTTTTCCCTAATTTTAAAAATTTTCTGAGGGGGTTGTCTATGGAATGGTTTTCGGGAATCGGGGTGGGGGTACCCCTTCTCCGTGGTATCTTCTGGCAATTCTTTGATTGGTTCAATGCATATAATGATCGTGAACGGCCCCCAGGTCGATTGATCACGCTCACAAACCTAACTCAACCATAGGGACTGCCCATCATGAACGACACCCTCTACCTCACCTGCCCCGACGTTGAGGCAGTTGAGTCCTACTCT